TGATCACGGCCGCAGTTGGGACCGCTTACGGCGGCGTGGATGGTTCCACGTCCTATGCCTTTGACACCTCAAACAATCAGATTGCCAATGCGTCAACCGATATGACCCTGGCAAAACTTCTGAGCGCCAAAGAGATTTTGGACGGCAACGAAGTGGATGAAGAGGGGCGTTTTGTCATCCTGGGAAGCAAGCAGGTATCCGCGCTGCTGAATACAACCGAGGTCAAATCAACCGACTACAACACGGTCAAAGCGTTGGCCGCCGGGCAGTTGGATACATTCCTAGGGTTCAAATTCATCCGGTCTGAGCGGCTGGAAGTTGGATCGAGCATCCGAAAATGTATCGCGGGGCAGAAAAATAGCCTCTTGCTGGCTATCGGTCTGGATATTGTGACCGACGTAGGACCGCGCCGCGATAAAAACATGGCAACTCAAGTTTACCTGGGTATGTCCATCGGCGCGACCCGCATGGACGAAAAAGGCATTGTCGAAATCGACTGCAAGGAAAGTTAAGGAGGTGAAAGACGATGGCAAGTGGGACGAATTATACCAAATATTCAGCGCCTTCTCCGGCAACCTTTATGGGCGCGGAGTGGGGCGGCAAGGTCCGTGCGACACACGACACTTATACTTTCGCTTCCGCCGCTGCGGGTACCGAAGTCAATGTTGGCGTATTGATGCCGGGCGAGGTGTTCCTTACCGGATGGATCATCGGGGCCGACCTGGGCAGCGCGACCACGCTGCAGCTTGGCGACTCGGGCGATGCCGACCGCTACCTTGCGGCGACCGTATTCACCACGGAGGGCCAGTGTACGCAGTGCGCCACGGCGGAAGGTGTTGGTTATAAAAACACCACGACCTCACCGATCCCGCTGGTTCTGAAAACCGGCACGGAAGAGGCAAGCGGAGCCGTCGAGGTGATCATTTTGAAGGCTGCGGCGAATTAACCTTTAACCGGAGCGGGGGCATCAAGGCCCCCGCTCCATCGGTACGCTGATGGAAAAGGTCACGATCTGCACAGGATGGGGCGGAGAATACTACACGGCTGATTATGTCAACCGCCTGTATCATTCTTGCGTCCGCAATATGTCGCGGCCTTTTGACTTTGTTCTGTTGGCCGGGCCGGACGTCTCAGGCGGAACGCTGGACAGCAACATTAAGATCATCGACACCGGCCTGCCCTACTGGTGGGCTGGAATGGTTTTCTGGTCACTGTCTGGGACGCGGCTTTTCCTCGATTTAGATGTTGTTGTTGTCGCTGCGCTGGATCGGCTCTTTGATGCGGAATCGAACCTTTGCTGCTCGAGGGATTGGTCCACGCACTCGTACATCCCTCCGGGCCACGAGAAAGACGCGAATCCCGGTGTTTCTTTTGTCCGTGGCGACGCCGGGGCGTGGGTCTGGCGGGAATACGTCAGGGCCGGAATGCCTACATGGAATCCACAGGATCGCGCCGTGAATCATTCACCCTGCCACATGGCGGCACAGGGAATCATCAATGACAATTACGGCATGGCTGATCTGTTCCCGCAGGATGTCTGCGCCTCCTACAAGTACACGGTGAAAAAGATTGGACTGCCGAAGGACTGCGTGACGGTGCATTTTCACGGCAGGCCAAAACAGCATGAGGCAAAAGACGAATGGATAAAAGAACACTGGCGTTAATCGGTGCAGGAGGGTTTTCTCAGGACGTTAAAGGAATGATTGGCACGGATATTCTCTGTTTTGTGGACGACGAATATTACCGCGGAGAAAAGAACACACTGCCGCTTTCACAATTTGAGCCGGATAAATATGAGGTCGTCGTCACGGTGGCCGAGCCGACACTCCGTAAGGGCATTGTTCAAAGAATGCCAAAGGAAACAAAATATTTCAATGTCGTTCACCCTTCAACGCAGTTTCTAGGCGATGTTAAAATTGGTATAGGCTGTATCATTTCTGCCAACTGTATTTTGGTGCATGGAACTAAAATTGGCGACCACTGCCACCTTAATCACGGCACTATTCTGGGGCATGATGTTCACGTGGGCGATTATTTTACCACAGCGCCGGGCGCGAAAGTGATGGGCAATAACGAGTTAGGTGATTGTGTTTATATAGGCACTAACGCCGCGACCAAGCAGAAAATAAAAATCGTTTCAAATGTGACCGTGGGGTTGAATGCCGGTGTGGTTAAAAATTTGAATGAGCCGGGGGTCTATATTGGAACTCCGGCAACGAGGATTAAATGATAAAAAAAAATCACTGTGTAAAATGTAAAAATGAAAAATACTGCCCGGACGCAAATAAAATAGGCTGGTGTCCAAATCATCAGCCGGTGAATAAGGAGAAAAGATGCAGCCTTCGCAAGAGTCGCTAGATATTTTACGGAAAGTGTCGGAAAAAATAGAAACGTGGCATCATCTGGCACAGTATATCAAAGACAATAATCTGAAATCATACTTCATCAACGATTGCACCTGTATCTGGGAGCCGGGGACTTATGAACGAAAAAAACGACATTAAGGTATCATTCTGCTGTTTAACCTACAATCACGAAAAGCTGATTAATAATGCTTTAGAGGGTTTTGTCATGCAAAAGACAAATTTTCCTTTTGAAATTGTTATCCATGACGACGCCAGCACGGACGGGACGCTGAAAATAATAAAAGAATATCAACGGAAATATAAGGATATTCCTTTTACTATCTTAACGGAAATAGAAAACCAGTTTTCTAAAGAGGAGATTTATCCGTTCTGGACGCATTTATACCCAGCGGCGCGGGGCAAATATATTGCCGAATGTGACGGCGACGATTACTGGACTGATCCGGAGAAAATACAAAAGCAGTATGACTTTATGGAAGCGCACCCGGAGTGTTCAATGTGCCACCATGATTACTTTATTAAAAATATGCAGACAGGCAACACAACCAAGCCGCATAGTGAACCACCGCGCAGTTATACAGCGGAAGAATTAATCGGTTTTGACGGCAAGGGATACAGCATACACACGTCAACGAAATTTTGGCGGAATGTCTGGCTGGATGCTTCCGACGAAAAAAAAGAATGGATTATGAACTTTTGGGGCGATCATTCGATAAATGTGTTGATGGGAACTTACGGCGCTTGCGGTTATGTGCCGGGGATAAAGGCGTCAGTATTTTGCCGTCAGCATGAATCATCAAGCTGGACAAACATGTCTCGGGCGGAAATCAGCCGTAAAGAAGCGGAAATGCACAAACGGTTATACGCATCACTACTGGTCGGGGACAGTCCAGACCTAGCAAAAATAAGAAAGGGGTTTGTTCGTGGCTGAAGGAGTCTATAAAATAACTGAACAGTTTGAGCAGGCAATCTGTGATTATACTTGTGCACCGTTTTGCGTGGCTTTAGACAACTGCTCTAATGCTTTATTCCTTGCCCTGCTTTACGAGGGCGTGAAGGATAAAGTTATCACGATACCAGCGCGGACTTATATGTCCATACCGTGCGCGGTAATTCATGCGGGTGGAATTGTAAAATTCAGACCGATGGCAAAGAAAACCTTGACCGGAGCTTATAATTTGGAAGGTACAAGCGTCTGGGATAGCGCACTGCGCTTTACGCATAATATGTATATCAAGGGCACGTTCATGTGTCTGTCTTTTACGGGACCATATAAACATCTGAAGTTGGGAAAGGGCGGAGCGATCCTCACGGACGATTACCAGGCTTATCTATGGTTCAAGCGTGCGCGTTTCTCCGGGCGGCGCGAGTGCTCATACCTGAATGATAATTTTGATCTGCTTGGCTGGAACTTCTACCTCTTGCCGGAACTCGCCGCAAAAGGGTTACGAGACATGGCGCAGTTTTACGATGAGCATGGGAATCCAAAACAGAACGAGGACATTGAAAAGGAATACCCGGATTTAAGCCAATGCCGGGTTTATGGTGCGGAATGAACATCAACGGCGTGGAATTGTGGGAATCAAACGGGATCTACGGGCGCGGAGCTAAGGCCCCCGGCTGCGCCGGGAACTTCAAGGGCACGGCGGTGGTCTTGGGTTCTGGCCGGACTATCTGGGAGGACTGCGAAAAGATCAATTTTGAAAAAGTGGAAGTGATTGCCGTCAATAACATGATCATGCATCACAAGGGAAGGGTTCATCATGGCGTTTCCCTTCATCCGGAAGAGCCGCCGTTATGGAGACAGCTTCGCTGGACAAATCAGTGCGAGCCTTCATACGTTCACACGCATTCGCACAGATTACCCGAAAACAACGACAATTTGCCTCCGCAGGAATTTAAAACGCGGCATGGTCTTGATTATCTCTGGGTGATCGAAGGCGGGCGCGGAGGATCATCTGGGTTGTTCGCCTGCATGGTGGGGCTGGCTCTCGGATATGAGCGAATCATCGTTGCCGGGATTCCACTGGACGGAAACGGGCATTTCTTTGATCCTCCGGGGGCGATCACAAAACAATTTACCGGCACGAATATTAAGATGGAGTGGGATAACGCAAGGGACAAATACTTTAACGGGCGGGTGAAATCTCTTTCCGGCAATTCAAGGGAATGGCTGGGCGAGCCGCCGAAAGAATGGGGTTTAAAATGAAGAAAATAGCTTTAGCTTTGGTTGTGGCAATACTGTTTATGCTCGGGG